GGTTTGATTTTGCATAAGTAAGCGCTCATAATTAACTGGTTTTGATTTTAACAATACCCAAATATAAAAAAGTTTTTTTAATTATTTACAACTAAATAAAAAAAATACCCAAAAAAATTAATTCTTGGGTACTCAAGACGTAAAACCATTATGAAAAACTACAAACTTCTATACTTCTTTCTAACCTTAGTTGCCCCATCGTAACTCTCTGCCAATGTTCCATTGGAGGTTGGTATAATCACAGGTCTGGACTTCCAATAGCCTATAACCCTATCAGCGTTCTTATCCATTGCCGTACTGATGGCTGACTTAACTCCATCTAATTGAAACATCATATTAGCCTTTTCAAGAGCCTCTACATCATTCTGCCCTGCCATAGCCATTGAGGCTATTTTCTTGCTCATATTCTGTCCTATTAAAGCATAATCCACTAAATCCTCATTACTCATCTTTAACTTGCTATTCAACTTCTTGCTTAGTATTCTTTCCCCTCCCTCTGCTTCTATTAATATACCCCCTTGCTCATGGCTATTGCCTTGCAGGTATTCTGTTCCCTCTCTAAATTTAGGTATGTCTGTCTGGACTGCCTGTTGCTTTGCTTTGGCAACTAAAGACAATATAAGTGCTATACCTGCTGATGCCGTTACAATACCTATAAGACCCTTAGATGCCTCTTGTGAGATTAACTTAGCGATTGATAGTCCAATCTGAGATGCCTGTAAAGCAGCGTCAATGGCTAACTGTTGGTTGGCTTGTTTCTTTTGTAGTGCTATTCTTTCGTCTTGGGCTTTGCGTTGTATGTCCGTTTCTTCCTTTAACTGCTTTTCTAACAATGCCACATCATTGGCATAACCCTGTTCTTTTAACTTACGTTGCTCCTCAAGGTCTTTGTTAAGGTCTGTAATCCTTTCTTGCGATGCCTGTATTCTTTCATCTATGACAGACAGGGCATTGTCCATGTTGGCTTGAATGATATTTAGCAATTCACCCAGAGAAGATTGTGCGCTACTTTTAACCACATCAAAAGCCGTTTGTAATTCCTCTTTATTTAATCCTAACTTAACCGCTATATTAACTAAGAAATCCTCTTGCTCATCAAAGGTCTTTAAAACAGTTTTAGTGTTTTCCTTAAACTGCTCTTGGGCTTGTTTGTCTGAGCCTAATTGAACATTGGCAGTAACTTGGCTATCTTTCCTTAGGTCATCAAGGGCTTTTTTATAATCGTTAAATGCTCCTTGTTTTAATGCTTCTACTCCCTCCTCATAACCCTCTGGCAAACCTTGACCAAGTGCTTTAAGTTGCTCCCTTGATGCTTTATCAAATTCATATATTACGCCTAATGCTTTTTCATATTCGGCAAACACCTTATCTGTCCCTGTCAATAGATTAATACGAGCATCTGTAAAGGTTTTTTCTAATGAATTGGCTAACGTATTGTAGGCATCATTTAAGGCTTTTATTTGCGCTAATTCCTCTTTAGTTAAGGCATTAAGTTGGTTTCTAACTTCCTTACTTTTGGCTGAGGCTTCCTGTCTGATTCTGGATAACTCTATCTCTGCTTCTGCCTGTGCTTCAAGGTCTGCATTAAGGCTTTCTCCTAAGTTGTTCTGCTCTGTAATTATATCTAATCTTTCCTGTGCCAACTTAGTGCTTTCCTGCTCAATCTGTTTCTGTATCTCTAAGGCTCTTAGACCTGCACTACGCCTTTCTTCAAAAGTTTTGGTAGTGTCCTCAGCAATAAACCTTTGCGCCTCAAATTCAGCCCTTAAATCTGCTTCTGTTTTACTCCATTCTCTTGTGGCTACAATTAAATCCTGTCTCCTTTTCTCTAACTGTACGGCTAATTGTGTTTCGGTCTTTATTTCCTCTCCTATACCTTTAAATACTTTAGCAAACTCAATACCTGCTTTTGTAAAATCCCCAGAGAATAACGCCTTAAACGCCCCTGTGGCACTACTTAACCTATCAATGATAACATCAAACCCTGCTTTTAATCCTGCTAATGCTCTATCTACTTTATCTATACCTTTTTGAGTTCTTGTCAGATATGCAACTAAAGAACCTAAAGCAAGTACAATAGCACCAATTCCTGTGGAAATTAACGCCCCTTTTAATACCTTTAATGCCTTTACAGTACCACCTATGGCTACATTACTTGCCTTAATACCTTTAGCAAAATTAAGCATTGACGCCCCTGCGCCTTTTAAACCATCAATAAGATTGCCCAAGCCCTGCCTTAATCTACCCAAAGAAACGCCACCAACATTAATGCTATCAACCCACGCCAAAGTTGAGTTCTTGGCTTTCATGATTGAGTTATTAAGACCCTCAAATTCTTTGGCAGTCTTTTTACCTGCATCCTCCGCTTCCTTGCCTATCTGCCCTGTGCTTTCATTTATCTCATCTATGCTATTCTTTACCTGCTCACTCTGAGTGATTACATTCTGCATACCATTAATGACCTCATCATCATTAAACTTGAGTATAAATTCTACTTCCTCAGCCATTGCCTGTTAATTTAATCTTACGTTGGTAGGCTTCTTTTGCTCTATCGTAAGCCATAAAAAACCTATCCTCAGCCATCGTTAATAAATCTATTGTCGAATAAGGTAAAACCTCCAGAATATACTCAAGCATCTGAGTTACATTCTTTTCCAATTCTGCCCTTAAACTAAATATGCTCTTACCTTTCATTATTACTCTGCCTATTATTATGTCGCTATTGGCTTCCCCTTGCCCTAATACCTCACTCACCCTTGTATGAACGACACTAATTTTTTTTTTGTCAAATTCAATATATCCTGCTCATTATACCCCTCTTTATTCCAATCACTTATTTTTTCCTCTTGCTCCTCTTCAATAAACTTGGTGATGTCCTCTCCCTCTTTCACAATAAACAAACATGCCGTCCAAAACACATAACTATAATTCCTGCGACTTTCATCTACCATACCAGACCTCATTTCATTAATGTGCGTTGCAATCTCAAATACTGTGTGCTTATTTTTGACAAAGCCATTAAACAAGTCTGCCAATTTGCTAAAACCCTGCTCCAATCTGGCAATGTCTGCCCCATAACCTAATACACTACTCATTAACTGCAACTTACTCCACCTTAAAATCCCTATCCCCTCCTCTGCTGACCTAATGATATACTTATTACCATTGGCTTTAAATTCCCTTGCGTAATCTCCGTTTTCCTTTCGTGGTAGGTTTTTCATCTTTCGGTAAAATAATATGCAGTAAATGTCGCTACAATAGCCCCTAATAGTATGTCTGTTTCAAAGTTTAAGTTAAATAATAAATAATGCCAAAAAGCAACACATTTAGGACAGGCATATATAGGCTTCTCCCACCATCTTATCCTCATGTCCCCTTTTATCTTATTAAGAACCTTTGGCACAAAACTAAGTATCTCTCCATCATAGGTTAATTGCCTAATCATTACGCCATATAAACCAAAAATAAAACCAATCAAACTAATGCTTATCATCTTCTATTGTTTCAAATGGTAATTGGTCATCAACCACTATTTCTTTAAAGTTGTCTGGCTCATAACACTCTGGACAGAACACATAGAAATATTCATAAACATTATATTCCTTATGCCCACAGTTATGGCATTCAAAAAATTTAACAGATTTCTCCATCAATTGTAATGTTATCAAGGCATTCTCTGCCAACGGTTAAAAATGTATTCATCTGGAATCTCGTGTATAGATATGGGTATGTGTATGCTTCAACTTGCGGAGGTCTTGTGTACTCCGAAAAAATAGTCGCATTTTGTATGTCAATATTCGTAATCGTGAGGTCAATAACGCCATTTGTTACTCTTTCATCAGTTATGTTTAATCTTCCACTATCTACTCCCCTATGTCCTGCCGTTGCCGTTAATAGTTTTGTTATCTGATACACTACCTTGTCTATGGCATTGTAATCTGTAACGCCTATTTGCTTCATGTTAGCCCAGATAATCAGATTCATAGGGCAATTATATACTAACTTTTTCCTCCCCTCCTCATACCCAAAAAACTGCAATGGTGCAAAAGCCTCCAGATAACTAACAGAATTATAGGTACTACTTGGCAACATAGCAAAGTAATTACCCTTTTCATAACACTTTTGCCCCTCTACATCTGAGGTAATGGGAAAAGTAATGGTTGTGAAAACATCGCCCTGCTTTACCTGTTTACTGACCTTTGTAACCAAGCCACCTGCTTTGGTGTTGTTCTCTGGGTTGAGCCAATCAATAGTCTTGATGGTGTCTTTAATTGTTGTTGCTATAATTGACTTCATCTGAAATACTTTTTAATCCTATCTATATTAGCCTGTTTAACCATGTCTAATTCGCTTTTATTGGGCAATAAGATATTACCCCTATGTTGCACTTGACCGCCTAATTTTGCCCTTGTTAATTGGCTTCTACCACCTATTGATACTTCCGTTGTGGTTTCATTGTCTTTAACAACTTCTGGCAGGATATTGCTAAATGCCCTGCCTGTTCTTGTGAAGTCAAAATAAGAGGATTGATAACCTTTATTCTCTCTGCCATACTTAGCATAACCTTTAGTGTAAGGCTTGAATTTAGCACCTTGACTGTTCTCTCCTTTTGTCTGGATGCGTAACTGTATCAAGGCTTTTAAATCTAAAGCAATCCTAAGGGCTTCATCCTTACGGTTAGCCTTTATCTCTACCTTTGCATTTTCAAACTGCCGTATAAAATCGTTAATGTCCATCAGTAACCGAATAAAAAGAATATTGTCTGTAAAACCAACATCACAATAACAAAGATGGCAAAAATAAATACCCCCTGCTCTATTTCATTTTTGTACTTATCAAATAAATCTTTCATATAATTAGTTTAAATATCCAAATACTGTATCTCCATCAACCACCTCTCCAAATGCTATATCCCCATCTTCTATCTCTCCAAAGGCTACATATCCACTTTCATCTAATCCACAGGCATTGACAAAATCCCTCTGAGCAGTAAAACTTAACCTACCCTGTGTAAAATACTGATTGTTGGCATTAGCAAAAGCAAATGTTGGCTCTCCTATTCCAAAGGCTAAATCAGGATTCTTTAAGTTAACTAACGTAGCAACCCCTGTTGAAAGTTCCCTAATTAAACTTAATGGGTATCTCATCTGGTTTGGCAGGGCTTCCGTTACTATCACTTGTCGCTCTTTCGTGTAAGCGGTATTCAATGTCTGTAATCCAGATTGGTCAACGTCTATAACCTCTTCCCTCTCTATCTCTGGGTAATCTAAATAACCCTCTATGTATATTGCAGGAGTATATACTGTTGAAAAGTAACTATCATGCAAGGTCATGAATGATGGCTGATAACTTAACTTCCACCATCTTTCATAATCTACTGTTGCATCCCAATTAGTCAACTTAACAATATCTGAGTAGTAGTTAATTGAGTTGGCATATATCTGGATGTAGTAATCTCCGCATGGATGGTCTGCTCCTGTGTCTAATTGATTATACGATATATAAGTATAGCCCTCATGATATGTCGTAAATAACAAAGATGGGTTAAGATTAATGGTTGTGCCTGTTATTGGCACTAAATCAAACACCGTTATTAATGATATTTCCCCTGCCACTCTGAATTGAAACGGCATCAAATATCTATTATCTACAGGTATAACATAACCTGCATCCCAATAGTATTTACTTGACTGCTGATTCAGATTAGTATAAAAAGGTAAAGGACACGTTGGATTAATTCTATTTACCATGTTATTCAATTAATAATTCTAAAGTTGCTATACAACTTGATGCACTGTATGTAATCTTCTCTGCTCTTCCATATCCTAACTCTGACTTAATCTTTGTAGCCCAATTTTTAGCCAAGAATATATCTGGCAACATCGGATATGTTATGCCTGTTTGCCTCTTATTAGGTATTACACTATCCATCGTGGTTAATGAACCATTCAATCTACCCTCACTAAATGGTCTATAATATGTCCAATAATTAGCATGAAGATTGGCGAAACTCAATGGGGCATTCGCTTTGTTATCCCCTGTTATCTCCCCCAGACCATAGTTAATACCATAATCACTGCCAACTTGGAAGCAAGAGGCAATGACAAATCCATCATCAGTAAAGTTATCTGGGTTGGCTTCTATCTCAGTTATTGCAGTAGTAACCCTGCCAAATTCGTATTCTTTTGTTCCCTCAGCACATTGATTAGGGTAAACTATATTTTGCCCTACAAAGTCTATGTCTTGGGGTACATCCATCCACGAAAACTTCTCTTGCCTAACTAAGTCAACATCATTGTAGGTGTATTTATTCCTAAATGATACCCTGCTTGGATATAATGCAGTTAAATCGTCTCCATCGCTTTCTAATGCCTCAAAATAACTAATATGCTCAATCCTTAAGTTACTGCCATCAATACGATAGGTAACGTTAAACATATTTAGCATATTCAGCACTTCTTGTAAGGTAGTGTTGCCATTGGTAGCCCCTGCACTTGCCGTTGGTCGCTTAATGTCTGACTTCTGCCATATAATTAGGTTTTGCGCCTCATTAACTGCTCTGATGTATACATTATTGGCAGGTTGTGTTGAATCTGCATTGATGCCCAAAAAGTTGCTAACTACCGTTAATGCGCAATCCTCTGTCAACTTCTCTATTACATCATTTAACTTTAATCCTCTGCCATACGATGTGATGTTGCCAACACTTGTATAACCGCTTACTCTATAATCTATTATCCTACTGCTTCCCTCGTCTAAACTGCTCCAAGTTAATGGGTCAACTTCAAGGCTTGTAATTAGATAGCCTGTGCGTTGATATTCATACACAACAGGAGGTCTGCCATAAGTTGCCGTTCCATCTACTCCACAATTATTGGTTACAAGCACAAAATCATCTGGTGCATCTGGAAGAACACCTCCAACACAATCTAAAATAACCTCCTCTCTTACATACTTGTTTTCAACATTTACTGTAAACGTTCCATCTGGGTTAACGCTAATCAACTCTATTTTCTCTTGATATAATGACCAACCATTCTCTGCCCCTAATCCACAGGTTGTAAAGTCTGGAGCATCGCCTATTTGATAAACAGGGTCTCCACCTTGATATAAGATGTTATCAACTATCTCTACATTGTCAAATTGACCCAATATGCAGGTTTGAATATTAAGGTCAGCATTAGGATAGCCCAGATAGACTGTCTGCCTGTTAATGTTCTGATACAGGATATTGACTTCTTCCTCTAAGATATTATCTAAGCAATCATGCAAGTCTTGTGCTATGGGCTTGACTTCAATACGGCAGGAGTCTAAATCAAAATTGGCTTTCCTTGTGTTAATATAGCCACTCCAAAAAGGTTGCCCTCTATATTTAATATCTACGGTAATATCTGGACAATCATTAATGGCAATAGCATCCATAATGTATGAGTAGTCATCTCCTGTAAAAACCAATGTAGTGTCAAGAATCAGCCTAATGTTATACTTGGTTTCTTTCTCCTCATAGACAAACACAAAATCACTATTTTTAGGAGATGCCATCTTCTCTCCTAAAGTATCATGAACTAAATAAACTTGCCAATTATCTAAATACATCAGTTATCTATATATGGCACAGGCACACTTACGTTGCTTGTAATTGTTTCAATATATTGGTAAAAATCTGCCTCATAATCCTCAATGCCATGCTGAAATACTATTATATCCATACATCCTAAAGCCTCCTCATAAGACCTTGCTACAATATTCATTTCTATTTCCCATTCTCTTTCCCTGTCATCAATGCCCCTAATTGTTCCCATGTAATTAGCATAATTCATAAGTATTTAGTTGTTGATTTTCAATTATTTTCTCTGCTATCTCATCGCTGACCCAATTAATAGTGTGTCGGCAATTATAACCTCCTCTATCTATCAATACGTTGCCACCTTTAATCTTTCCTTTCCAAGATAGGTTATTCCATGACACCATTTCTTCTTTTGTGTAGATATGGTTAATTCGCTCCTTACAAAAGCATCTGGTATTGTCCTTTATTGTCCCTGCATATATACCATAGTTTTGCCCTAATTCCGTTGCTAACTGTAACTGAGTAACTGCATCAACTTGTTGGAAGATGTCATTAGTCCACCTGTTAAAATACCTTGTCAAATACCCTTGTTGTACTCCACTCATGAATTGCTGAGCGAATCTTCTCTTAAAGTTAATAACCCCCTCTCCGCTCTGTATTGCCTTAATCATATCCCCTGCGGTCTGAGTGATTACAGGTTGAATGTCAGTAATGGCTTCCAGATAGCCACCTTTGATTAACTTGCCTGTTCTTGCGTTGAACCCATACCTTAAAAATACTATCTCTTCTGCTGACTTCTGTTGTGCTTCACTTAATGGTGTCCCTTGAGCCGTTTTAAG